TGATGATATCCAGCGTCCCAGCCGCTGGTTTCGGAGTCAAGTAGACGGTCCTGAGCGGACTGCCCTGATCGTAGTAGCCATGCTCTGCAATCAGGCCGGTGCGGGTTTTGTCCGAGATCGACTCCCAGCCCTTGGCGTCAACCCACGTCACAGGCGCCACAAGCCCGGCAGCCGTCACCACCCCTGCCGATTTGATCTTGAGCGGCCGCGGTGTCACATTCCACGTTCCGGCAGGACCAATTGTGTAGGATGCGGCCCCGTTGAGCGTGTAAGCGGCTTTTTTGAGCCCCAGCATGGCAATTTTCTCCGCCGCCCAACTGTCGAGCATCCAATTTACGGCTGCGAGTCCAAGCGTGTAGTCCTCGGCTGCCGGAGTTTCCCCGGCCGCAATGACGCCGATATAGGTTAGCGCCTGATCAATAACGGTTGCGACGGTTGCCATGATTACGCCTCTTTCTCAACACCTGAATCTTGTCGAAATTGAAGTAGATTCTCTTTCGATTGCGCATTGATCTGCTGCAGCCAGTATTCACAATCCTGAAGTGCGCCCATGATTGCGTTTGAATTAGCTTTCAGTTGTTCCAACTGCTGTTTAAGCATCTCCATCCGCTGTTTAATCTGTTCCTCTGTCATATTCTCTCGATTAGAGAGGCAGGCCGGAAGCGACACCGGCCCGCCCGTGTGATTGGAAATGGTTAGTTTGCAAGCCGAGTCTGAGCAGCTTTCCACCAGTCGATGGTCATGCTCTGAACGGCTGCTTTTCCGGTCTTGACGCCGAATCCAACGCACATCACCTGATTCAGCGGGAAGTTTGCAGCACTCGAAAGCACGGTATCGGCCTGCGGAACACCGTCAATGTAGAATGTGACGAGTCCGGCGACTGACTTCATGCCGAGCTTCTGATAGGTGACTGCCGAAACGGCAATATTCGCCTTCACAACAGCCTGCGCCCCGGCGTTGATCTGCATCACCGTATTCCAGTAGTTTGCTGCGGCCGTGGCATGAACTACCTGGAAACCAAGCAGGTCAATGACCTTGATAACGCAGGTGTCATCAGTGAAGAAGTCATTCGCCACCCCGGCTTCTTCAACCAATCCGACGAATGCGCCGCACTCAACATTGATGGTCGTCATTTTCACGCGGGCTTCAAACCACCACGTCGAAACCGCGTCGGCCTTGATGAGCCCGGCAACAGCATTATTGGTTGTCAGATTGGCTTCGTCGTTGTCAGTGGCACCGGTTGCCAGTAACCACGCTCCGCCAGGAACTGCCGCCACTGGTGCAACGGTTCCATTCGCTCCGACGAGATCGTACTTGTGCGCGTCGGCTGCGATCCCGGTTTTGCCGTCGAAATCGTCGCCATCGAACACGCCATAGGCCGGATCGACGAGCATCTTGTCGAGCGGGCAATCCGACCAAATGGCCGGAGAAAGCCCGTAATTCGTGGTAGCGGCATAGGTGTTGCCCGCGTACCACTTCCCGCCAATCACGCTCCACACGTTGCCGGTCATGATGTTGATGTACGGCGAAACGAGCTGATCAGCGTTGACCCCGGCGCCCTGCCTGTCGTAAGTGGTGAAGTAGTTCTTCGGCGCCACATAGAGCACGGTACCGATCAGATGCGGAGTCGCCCGAGTCCCGCCCGCACCGCGCACAACCGAGATATTCGTTGACGAAATCCCGGTGATGATCATGAATTCACGGTCGATATACAGACCGTAACCCGCAACAAATCCCGTCGCGCTGGCAACGGAAATAACGCGATCCGAGGCATTGCTGATCGCAACTGCAAGATTGGTGTTTACGATTGAAGCTGGCATAGTTTTCCTTTTCTGTAACGCCGGGCCGCGCAGACTCTCTACGCTTGACCCGGCGCATGACTACGTTATTGGATTACAGGAGCGACTGCACGCGGACGGCCGCGTTATCCGGGTACAAGTTTCCGAATCCGCACAGCACGTCAAAGCGGTTGACCATCTTCGACGCCTGCGGATCGAACATGCGGACAAAGCGAACTGAAAGACCAGTCGCCGGATCGCGGGTTTGGCTCGCCATTTCAACAGCCTTCGGGGTTTCGAGCTTCGCACCCACGAGCGCGAACGCATCGCGGTGAATAGCAATCCCCTGAATGCCGTGCTTTGGCCCGGTGCCTGGTGTGGTGGTGCCGGGCATGTTGGTGAGAGTTGCGGAAGCGCCCACGGGCAGCGCGTCCACGTTCTGATACGGTGATCCGGCCCCGTAAATCGCAGGAGCGAACTTCAGCGTGTCTGTGGTCCCGCCCGTCAGGGTCAGGCTTTCCGTCACAACGAATTGTTTCAGGAATCCTACCGAGCGCCGGCTGACCGGATTGCAGGCATAGGACGCGCTGAAGGTGAAGATGTCGCCCTTGACGAATGTCTGCGAAACGGTGCCGCCCACTACAACGGAGGTCGCGCCCTGACTAGGCGTGGTCTGCACGGTGCAGGCCGATGCCCAGGTTCCGCAGGTATGATCGTACAGATTGTTGCTGCTGTACCAATCAAACCCCGCCGCCCGGCCCATGCTGCCTTCCTTGTACATACGGCTCACGTCGGCTTGCGGATTGAATTGAGTGGTAACACCGGTGCCAATCAGCGTTGCTTCCATGCCAGGAGACACGATCAAACCGCGCTCGCCGGCCGGGCAGGACAGCTCATTGAGCCGCTGCCGCGCCTGGAGGTAGGTGAGGATCGTGGTAGGCGTGGTGCCGCAAGCGCCGACCAGGTTGTTTGTGTTCTGGTAGGCCCACAGGCTGCATCGGCTGTCCAGTTCGTTAGCAATCTGGTTCATTGCAGGATCAAGATATTCCCGCTTCAGTGCCGATTCGCCGCGTTCCATCGAAACAGCCTTTTCATAGCTGTCCCATTCGAAATCGACGCCGAAAATCTGATCAAGTGAAACGGTGGTGTATTTCCGGTCAATCGCCTGCGGCGCGTAGCCGAGACCATCGCGGATTAGAAATCTTTGAGGCAATTTGACTCGAACGGTTTCACCAACTGCGAATTCGCGCTCAAACTCCTTGTTCATGTCGGTATTGAAAAACTGTGAAATCTGGGTCTTGTTGAGGAGAATCCGCAGGGATTCCATTGTGATCCAGTCTGCGGTTAAAAAAGTATTTGGCATGTTAACTCCCTATTTGCTGGCCTCAAACTCACGCTTGTTTTTGAGACGAGCGTAAGCCGTGAAGTCACCGCTTGCAAGAGCCGCGGCAACCGGATCTTCCGGCGCAGCCGCTTTCCCACCAACCTCTGTTGCTGGCGGCGATGCTCTTGACACTAATTTGCGTGGTGCAGGAGTCGTGGTGCCTTTCGATTCGAGCTTGGATTGGATAGTGGATTCAAGGCGTGTCAATTCGCGCCCTGCCTGGAATGGATTCATGGCTTGAATCTTTTCAGCTTCTTCCATGTTCGACGCGAGATGATAAACGATATCCGGGCCGATAGGGCTTTCAAGAATAAATCCATCCATGAAAGCATTGACCGGGATGTCGACTGCAAACGCGACGGCGTCGAAATCCTCGTAGCGTCCTCGCGCTTGATCCACTCGCGTATTCCACGATTTTGCGATCGCTTCATTGGCGGCTTTAATTTCGCTGTCCTTCTGTAGCTTCGCCTGTTCCTGTCTATCCGCAAGGACGGCAGCCTTCGCCTTTTCTTCGGCGCGGGCTTCGAAATACTCATCCTTCGCGGCCTCGTAGCTGTCCCAGTCCGGGAAATCAGCCAGTTTCGGAGGCTTGCTATCAGAAGCACTCTTTGCGGCCGGCGGCGCCGCTTCATGCTTTTCGCCTGGTTCATCTGTCGCCAATTGCTCGCGTAGTTGTCCGCGAGTACGCAATTTTTCGTGGAGTTGTTTTATCTCCCTATCCAGTTGCTCGTTTCGTTTGGCCACGCCTTTTTTGGGCGTCACCACTTCCTGCTGGGTTTTGCCGTCATCTGTTTTTGCGGGTGCGTCCACGGCTGCTGCATCCGCATCGGTTGCCGATTCCGCTGCTTTCGGCGGTTCTCCGGTCTTGAGCCATTCATCGCGCTGCTCGGAGGTCCACGAGTCGATCGGGATTGGAGTAGCGTTTGGGACTGCTGTTTCGGCGACTGACGGGGTCGTGCTGTTTACGTCGGGTGTCATCGTTGCTCCTTCGAGTTGCCTGTTAACTGAGAAAATCCGGTCAGCTTATTAGATTGACCGATAAGTTTATCGACATTTCTTCATCCGTCACACCCGGCAGCCGTGGTATCCCGTTCGGAGGTCCGTAGGTGAGCGGTGTCATAGCCCATTCCGCCGCTCTCCTGAGCCGGTCCACATAGCTCATCGGCTGTGCGAGCGGATATTGTTCAGGCATTGGTCGGCTGCTCCTGTGCCTGCTGTGCCTGCATATCCGCCATGCCAATCTGATGTGCCTGGTCGGCCGCTTGCGTGTCCGCAGCATGATCCATCTTCATGCCCTCGATCATCGTGCGGATGTGCATCTCGTTTCGCGCCAGATCAGCTTTCAACCCTTCGATTGTCTCGACCGATACCAATTTCGTATTGGCAATCATGAGCTGAGTTTCGGCTTGCAGCGCGGCAATGCGCTCTTTGGTTTGGTTGTCCATCATCTTGCTATCAAGCGTGCGCTGCACCTCTGACAATTTCGCTTCCAACTGCTTCGAATAGGCGTCAAGCATCTGCAATTGTTGCTGATTTTGCTGTAGCGCCTGCATCGCCTTCGGCAACTGCTGCGCGGCGTCGTCGGATTGCGTCGGGTCAATGATTTGTGCCAATTTGTCGCCCAGCGGCCCGAGATTCTTCATCTTGACCAAAATCGAGATGATCTGCGCCATTTGCGCGGGTGGGATTGGCAGATTCTGAATGTTCTGCACCATGTTGTCGACAAATTCAGAAGCCCGTTCACGCTCCGAATCATACGCCGGGCCAGTGCTGATTGTGATACCGTGGTCCCCGTCGCCAATCTGATGATTCGCGGGCTGCCCCGTCGCTTTGTCCATGCTGGGCTCGTTCAAATGAACGCTCGCTTGTGTTTCGTCGTCCCGGACCACACCGACATCACGGATGGAGTCGTAAACCGATGGAATCAGATCCTCCACAATGCGCCCGATGTGCGTCAACATCCTGTCGAAATTGTCCACAAAATGAAAATTACTGGCATCCGACTGTCTCACCTGCTCCTGCATCGCCTTGCCTGATTTGCCGGCGACATCGGCCTTCACGCTGTTGCTGCTGTGCATTCCAATCGCATTCTGAATTGCCCGTTTCGTGCTCTCTGACAGCATTTCAAGCGCCTGAATGGCAGGCTCGTAGGTCTGCCTCTGCGGCAATGGCAACACCTGCCCGCCCGTCGCATCGGTCAGAGCCCGGGCCTGTAGATATGGGATCGGGACACGGTTGACCATCTCCCACTCGCCTTCGTGACCCTCGAATTGGCCCTCGTAGCCGATGTATGGAGTCCGCGGTGTCTGTCCCACAAGCTCGAATTGCGATGTCCTGACGTAGTTGTAAAGCATGACCGGATCGCGGGCCAGACGCACAAGCGACACTAGCCGGCGCTTGGTTCCTACGCCGTCATCGACATACATCTCCTTGCCAAACATCACGCCAATGGGAATATATTTACCGTCCCATGGGTTTGTTTCGAGGATCTCAACACCGTTTGTGACGTATTGAATCACGCTTGGATCGTCCACTTCGCGGACGGCAAGGATCTCTTCAAGATTGCCGTTGGGCCATTGCAACGCTTGCGCGGTAGCGTCTTTTACGAGCTTCGGCTTGCCCGGTATCGCATCGAGAAAAACATCTTCGCCCGTGCTGAGTTTCACGAGCTTGCGCTTTTTCGTTTCCACTTTCCAATACTCTGCCACGTTGACACGATCGTCCTCGATCCACCCAGGCGCCGCCTCGATTATGTCGCCTGAAAAGTCCCTCACTGTGGCATCCGGCCACTTATCCAGAAACGCCTTGCGCGTCATCGTATCGATGATGAAGGCATACCTCATGTCACTGCAATCCGCTTCCTTGCAGTCCCAGTCGATCAGGACTGAATCGGGATTCGGAATGCGGCGGATCGTCACTTCCTGATTGAAACTATGCTCTGATTCGTATCTCTTACCGACGCGGACATAGCCATAGCTGCGCTCCAATGAGCATTGAAATGCGTAGCTGTAGGCAGACTGCGCCTTTGATTTGTACTCAATCCCGCGAATGAGATTTGCCGTCAATTCGGCCGTGTCATCGTTGCTGCCGTTGCCCTCGGGCGTCACCTTGATGCTGCGCTTTGCGATGCGGACGTTGTTTGTTGCCTGATTCAGATACTGTGACAATTCATCAAGCGACAGGCATGCCCGGCCCACGGATTCACGCGCCCGACGCTCTTTCGGGTCCCACGGATCGCCGCTCACAAACTTCATGTCCCGGCGAGCTTCCTCGCGGATCTCGCGCCAGCACTGAATCAGGTAGTCGTATCGCTCGCGGATCTCGTGCAGCAATGCGTCGTTGCTCATTTCATGCGCCTCTGCGTTCCGTTTTTGTCGACCACATACCGCTTGCCGCACCGCTCGATCTGCATCCCCGGCACGAATTCGACCATCGCAATCTCAGTCCTGCCGTTGCGGTGACGCATGGCGACCGGGATTGACGGCTTCGACGGCCAGGTAATCATGCGATTGTTCATTTCTTCAGCGCCTTATGCTCGTCGCCGGCTTCCTCGGCTGGCTCCGCGGCTATCGTCACACCGCAAGCCGGGCATTTGAACGTGGTCAGCTTCTCGGGCTTCTCGCCCTTCTCTGACTTC